TGGCTGATGAAGATGTTGCAAGGAAGGTGGCAACGCCTGTTGCAAGGCCAGTGATGCTACCAACTGCAACTGATCCAACAACCACCGCAGTACCATCCTGCTTAAATACTGATACTCGAATAACCCCAGCTAAATCTTTGACCGCATAAATCCTATCGCCAGCAGCACAGGTATAACTTACGCCTCCGTTAATGTTCATGGTCGTAGCGTGATACGTCAGAGGCCATGCAGCAGAAGGTAGCAGTATCATCTGCTGACCCGCATTCATTGTGAGGCTTGTTGAAGTAGTTGTGCCGGTAATGACTACTGTATTACCAGTTGCAGCAGTAAGGTCAACGGCTGTTGCCGAGGCTATATCAGCACCAGTAGTTTCGGCTAGTGCATCAATGGCCTGTTTTACACGCAGGGGTGAGAAAATCTTGCCTGTTGTTACGGTTCCGGCTTCTGCTTCTACTTGTGTTGCAAGGTCATAAGCACCGGAAACTGAAATGAAGTCCAGAGTACCCAGCCCATTAGTAGCCAAGACAGTAGACGCATCGCCATCGGCAGTTGGGTACGCCAACCCACCAGCGGTTAAAAGTCCCGTTGAAGTAACTGCGGTAGCACTTAGAACGCCCGTGGTGAGCGAGGAAGGGTTAATACCGATCTCAACAACAGCTGCGCTTGAATTTTCGGTGAATAATCTTTTGTCAGCGGTGTTAACCGCCAGTTCACCCTCCACCAGTTCGGAACTGGTTGGAACATTGGTTGCGGTACTGGAATTCTTTGTAATAATCGTTGGCATTTGTCCCCCGGAGTTAAAAAAAAGGGGGCATTACGCCCCCACAAGCATCAAGGGATTATTTTTAAGCGTTTACAACGAGATTGAACGCTGCGTCTGGCCTATAGGTTTTAATGCCATAGATCACATCAGCTGTCACCAGGGTGGCAAGCCATTCCAGTTTGTACTGGTCTTGAACGCGAACATCCTGTTGCATTGCCAGGATAAAACTGGACTCATGAAACAGTTGTGCAGCTTTCAGTGCGCCACCAGCAGAATTCTCTGCTGCGGATTCAGTCTCGGTGCAATTTGTTGAGACATAAACGCTAATACCATAAAGGTCACCGATCTTGCCGTTTTGGACACCACGTCCATCAACAAAGTCGCTCGACACATAGCGGGTGATGCCCATAATTTCATTGCGCAGACTGGGAGGAACAACAAACGAGCGCGAATCAAACGGCACATCTGCATCATCCATTTTCTGTATCAGATCGCGGAAACAAGCATCCGTGAAGACATCAGTAACGGTGACTGTATCAACCGCATAGGCAGTCAATCCAGAGCTGACATCGCAGTACCAGGAGCCTGTGTTGACCCAGGAAGAACCATCCCCATTGCCGACACTTTTGCCAAGGTTGTGAAGGTCGCTATCGACTTGCTTGGATAGCGCATAGCCAGCGTCATCAGTATAAAAGCTGGACTGAGATGCCAACGCTTGAATTTTTGCAATATCCTCGACTTCACGGGAGTATTCATAGTGCTTGTCGATAAGGATTTGCAAATCGGTTGCAGTGTCATTCTGAATCGTCACTGCGGTTCCAGATGCCTTTGCGGTAACAGACCCGCGGGAAGGCGCAGGGACGTGAATGGTGTCCCCTTTTTTCTCGGTCATTGGCATGGCCTTCACCAGGTCAGCCATGACTATACGTGCTTTATATGCTGCTCGAATCTGATCAGACCAAATCTCTGGAATGAATGACGCAAGCGTGGTGGTGGTACTCGCACCACCTTGTGCGGGATATACGGAAGTTGCCATTTGAATTAAACCTCAAAAGAAATTAAACAATGCGACCCTCGCGATACGCTTTAACGATCTCTGGGTAGAGTCGGTCATATCGCTCTTTGTCGCTCATTTGAAGTTTGACTATGTCTTCACGGGAAATCTTTTTCCCTGCCATCGATTCCGATGAGGCAGAGGCGGACCCACTAGAGGCTGCCCGTACCGATTCCGATCTGCTTTGGCCTTTGAGGGCTTCAACTTCGGGGTTTCGCTGGGCCGTTGCTTTGTACGCGCCGATCAGCTCATCCCACAGTGCAATATCCATCGAGGTCAATGCAGATTTATATGACAGCGTGCGGGAAGGCGAGGTTGCAATGTAGTTCTTGAATGCATCATCATGAATAATCTGTGCTGCGTCAGGATGTTTTGCTTCAATCTCACGAGCTGCAGTTTCTGCCCTCATGGTTTGAAGCTCATTCTGCGTTGATTTCATCAGTGGATGATCTTCAATACTTTGCTTGATCGCCTTCGCCGGATCGCCGAAATAGTCAAGGTCTTCATTTGGCTGTGCTGCAGAAGCCTGGTTGAGCTGCCCTTTGACAAAAGAATCCGCACTTCTCAAATCTTCTATCTCACGCCTGTGCTTAGCCACTTCCTGGGATTGCCTTCCGATCATCGATTGATTCTCGTCCAGCATTTTCTCCAAGTCATCGCGACTTTTGGCGGAATATTTGGATTTGGGTGCGTCCTCTCTGGCTTGCTTCTTTTGAGGCTCCAAGGCATCAATTGAGGCAAGACCCGCGTCATCGGATTTAACTGCTTCGTTGGCATCAGCCATAATTTCTCCTGAAAGGCCTATTGGTTATCTTTGAATACGAAAGTCTCTAGGAGTGAGCTGCCTTTCGTTCTGCCGCTATTTTCGCTTGCCGCCATCTTGCCCACTTTCGCGTCTGACCTGGAAAGTCTCCGCTAATGTGATCAAGCATTGGGCCACCAAACGAACAAACACGGGTTGCAACTTGCTGGCAGACTTCGCAAGTGATTTGGCAGATCGAATCGGAAATGAATTTCTCAACTACATGCCCATCAGGACAGCGAAAATCATAAATCCGTTTCATTCTTTCCATCCGCTAAATCTTCAGCCTCGCTTTTCAGTCGCTTGACTGAGGCAATGATATCCAGCTGGCCCTTGCGGAACCACAGGTCATCGTTATCCTTAGTATCTAGGACTGAATTAATGAGAACTGCATCGGCGGTTATGTCCCGAATAAAAATTTCCCACCCATTGGTGCGAAAAGTCTCGAACATCGCCTGACAATACTTCTCGTCATTTTTATCCACAGCTCTCCTCAAAACCGTAACACAACATTAAATAAAGTAAACCACCATCATTAAGCTAATTCAGCCATCCAAGCAACATACCCCTCAATCTGTTATGCTGCGTGCTTGTTTCTAGGGAGACTGACCATGTCTCACTTTTGGACGGATGAATTCCATCGCGCTAAAGTGCGGGCCTTTCGCCGCTTTGTTGATGACCTGGCAAAAGATTTGTGGAAAGAGCCGATAGCGCCACAGCCCCCACAATTGCGGGAAGAACGCCCTGTGCAATCAATTCCCGCACCAAAGGGAACCCACCTTCGATTAGTGCCTCGCGAGTAGCCTGAACTATCCTGCTACGAGTTCCGATGTCTGGAAATTTCGAGACCAACACCGCATCAACCTTTTCTAATGCCGGCGCTATCACCCTGGCAGGCAATTCCAGTTGGTCAACTACACCAGACCTGTCGATGGACTTCATGTATTCGCTGGGCATATACCCTTCGAATGATCCCACCAGGTCACCACTGTTGTGCATCCATTGAGGTTTAACGTCATACTGGGACTTAACAATCTTTGATAACCTCTTCTGCCAGTCATCCCCTGCCTTGCCGGCATCTATCACCAGGATGTTTATACCGGATTTCGTATTGGTTGGAATAATCCCGCCGCCGAACTCTAAGTCAAGCGCGTTGCTTATTGTCAGCATCTCTTCCTGGCTTAGTGTCCTGCCCAAATCTACGCTTACCGCATTCCTATCGACCACATTTTTGGCCTTCCTGAGATAGTTGTAACCAACAGACTCCTGCGCTCTGAGGAGACCGTGAGTGGCAGCGATACCCTCCACCAGTCTTCTCGATGCCGGATCTATCACATTCGTTCCAGTGCCTGGGGTCGAAAGAACCCGCAACACGTCAGACTCAGCCGAGACCCCTTTGTGGAATCCAAAACCAGTCGCTGTCGGTTGGGTGAGTGCGCCAGAATATAGAGATACCACGTCCTGCCCATCTTTGGTCATCACGGCTCGTTGTGCGTCCCCTAGCAAACTGGCATATTCCTGATTGTCTTGGATGCCAGCGAGATGCTCCAAACCCGTGGCTGGAACTGATTCGACGTTGATGTTGGTAGTGAACCGATCCAGGTCCGTCGAGAAGTCTGCCGCAGCTTGCTCGATGGTCTTGTTCTCGCGCCTTGCTTTGGTGTCTGACCAGATTGATGCCTGGACTCTTTCTGGGGTCCAGTCATCATATCCGGCGATCTTGTTCTCGTTTGCATAACCAACAAGCCTGTTAATCTCATCATCCATGAATCTGTGTTGAGCGACCCCCAGACCCTCAGACCATATCTCTCCATCGGGGAATTCTTCAGTGGGGGCTTTTCTGTAATCGAATGCCCTGGCCATCCAGATGTCGTTTGTCGGTCTGCCAACACTCGTGCCGGGGTTCCCCACGTTTAGCGCTTGATAAAACGGACCTGTCTTCGGTCCGAACAGAGTTGCCTCTCCAGACCTCAAACTCTCCAGGGTAGCCCGAGTCTCATTCGGGTATAGCCCTGCCTTTATCGGCGATCCGGTGATGGCTTGGTTATACCCCCTGATTCCAAATAATTGGTTGGCAGGGACCGATACACCGGCTGATGTCACGGCAATGTTGCCACTGTAAAGATCACGGTATCCCGGTCTGCCGCCGGTCAAGGCATCGGCAGATTGAAAACTCTGGTCGTACCATAATCTCCCCGGAGCGCCCCTCTCCGCTGATTCGACCAGCCTAACCCTCAGCGCAGCAAGTGCCTTGCCTGAATCCAGTCCCCTCGGTGCGCCTGAGAATCTTCCCTTAGCCCTAACAAGAGCTGGGCTGGGCGATTGTACTATGTTCGGTGCAACATCGATGTCTG